AGAAGAGGAATACAAGTTGCCTGAGAAGATAAAGCGGTTCCATTATATTGAAGAGAAGTTATTTGTTCATTCCCTTTGGAATTTTCAACCGCTCCTATTTCCGTGGTTTCAGTAGAACCCAAACGGACATTAACAGCATCTATATACTGCCCATTAGGCAAGAGTCTTTCATCAAGACCCTTATTCATTTTACCTGCTACAAAATTTCTACTTGTGGTTGCCATTCTATTTTATCCATTTATCTTTTCCTCTGAGATTCATTAATAATCTTCCGGGATGTATATTGCTTATTCTAATCTTTGCATTTCTTAGTAAAGCAGATTTCTTTTTTCTTACCCTACCAACTATGTACTCTTGTACACCTAACTTTGAGCTTAGAATAGCATACTCGATATATGCATAAATATAATCTTCAAATAATTTGTTGACACTCACTAAAGAGTCATTACCATTTTCCATACCATCGGATACATATTCGAGTATACACTTTTCGTTTGCCATTCCTGAACTAAAATTAATAACTCCACCTTTTCTGTTTATAGAAAAAGTAGGATTAGCATTTGCAGTTTCAGTATTCAATCCAAATCTTGCACCTATAGCATAATCAAAATACCAATAGCCATCGCAGCACCAACCCTCGTATCCATAAAAAATACTGTTCTTATTTAAGTAAAGGCTCTTAAGACCCGAGGTTATTCTTTCAAAATCTAAATCTGAATACTGAGGTTTTAAAATATTTCCATCTTGGTCAAATAGAATCCTACAGTCATTGTCTTGAAGATATGCATCTGCCCAATTAGTTTGAATATTTTCAGTTAATGGATATAGTATACCATTTCTAAATACTGAAATTCGTACCCAATTCACATAGTCCGGTGGTAATACAAACCTTAAGTTGTTACACACATCAAGTTCTAAAATTTTAATTTCTTTAAAAGCATCATAATTTAATTCTTGTATACCTCGTTTTGCATGAAATAATATTTTATATCTTTCTTCGTTGTTTACTAATGAATGATTGCCCGAATACATTAATAAAAAATTATTAACTATATCCTCCAAGCTAACGAATTGATATGAACCCCAATTTGCATCTTCAGGTTGGTTACCTCCGTTTTCGTAATATTGATATGGTGTTATATACATATACTATTATTTTTCTTGATTATCTTCATATTGCTCCGTAGCCTGACCAAATTGAACGGCTTGTATTTCTCTAATAGACATACCTGCAAATTGTAATATTTTCATAACTAATGACGGCTCATCATCTAAAGGTAATTCAAAATCTTGATAAGATGGATTCGATTGATTGAATACCGGCTCCCCTCCTGTCAAAGTTGTGTATGTCCATTGGGGGTCTCTTGGGTACCTAATGTATTGACACCAAATAGCATTCTGTGCTAAGTTAGCAACATCAGGTCCATAGATAATAATAATGTTCCCTTGGTCTCCAACATAAGCAGGATATGTGTCAGTAGGAGATGTAAGTAAAGAAGAACGCAGTAAAGATATCTTACTATTGGATACTTTCTCAACTACTACAAAATCACTAGATGAAACCCCTGCTACACCTAATGATGGAGAATATAATACTGTGTCAATAAAATAATAATCTGACCCTGTAGTAGCTTGACTTGGATATAGAAAAACGTTTGTCCCTACATATTGAAGGGGAAGATTTACTGCAAATAAATCTATTACTTCCTCATAACCTTTTTTAATATCAGCATACCCTGTGCCTGATAATCTTTTATTTTCTTTATTTACTTGATAATTATACTGATAAAAATAATCTTCAAAAATATCTAACTGAGCTTGTTTGGCAAATAAGTTAAAATCTTGAGGGGAAATATATCCGTAGTTATTTTTATTTAGAATAGCTAATACTGTATTTCGTACTGAGTTTATCATTAATAACTTCTTTTTTACAAAGATAAACAAAAAAAAAAGAGGGTTGAAAAAATCAACCCCCCTTCATCTAAATGTGTACCTGCACTAACTTAGTTTTTTTTCTAAGTATTCAAGTTTTTCTATTCCTTCATCTGACTTAAAGTAAGATGCAATGACGTGCATGGGGTCTTCCCCATATGGAATAGTTAATAATCTTTTCTTATTCGAAGGAAGATTAAAGTAAACATCTTTGTTTTTGTTTCTATATGCTAACATTCTTTCATCAAAAAATTGTTGAATAGTAGAATGTAATTTTAATGCAGGGTCTTCAAGAGCTTCTAAAAATTCTGCGGGATAGTTTCTCGCATAAACCAACATATCTCTTTTTAACTCTGCTGTAGACATTTTGGTAACATCACCTTTTAGGATAACCCTACCTAAAGATTCTAACTGTTCAAGCTTTAAAGTTTTAGCTGCAATTAAAGCGTCCACTTCAACATTCATTGCCTCTACTTCTTTTGCTGCATCTTTTGCCGTATCAACCTCTTCAAATTTTATTCCATTTAAAGGATGATAAGCTAAGAATTTTTGTAAAGCTTGGTTTTGTTTTCTAACCCTTAATAATCCTGACTCAAAAATAATAGGAGTAACTATAGCGTTACCATCTTGTTCATCTTTAAAAGGACTCATTTGATTAGTTGCGTATCGAATTTCTCTGTTCTCCCCTGACTCATTGTCAAAATGTAGTAGAGGTCTACGCTTGGAACTTTTGGAAGGGAGCATAAAACTCAATGGAGCTGCTCCTCTTGTGAGTCTATAGACTCGGTCTTTTATTTCTTTTTTTTGTTTCATTACATTAAAATTAAATTATATTAAAAAAGATAGGGGTGCCCGAAGACACCCTTATCATATTTACACTACAAATATTATTCTTCGAATAATACAAAGTTGTTAGCACCCATAACGCAAACACATCTTTCAGATAAGAAGTTAACTCTCATCTCATCAATGTCCGTTGTAGCTGCTCCACCTGCTGAACCTGTTATCCAAGTCTTGTAACGTCTGTCTTCAGTTTCTGAAGCTCTATATCTAACGTGCAAGAAAGGTCTCTTAGCGTTTTTACCAAGAACTTGGTCATAAACACTTGTTGAACCTGCAGGAACTAATAAACCTGTGATAGCACCTGAACCTGCAATAACAGGGATGTTAGTTAAACCACCTCTCATTGTTGGGTCGTTTAGGTACTTCCAATCAGACTTATAGAAGTCATAACCTCTACGGAATCCTGTGAATCCTAAGTTAAGAGCCATTTCCTCATCGTTGTCAAATAGTCCATAAGATGAACCACCTGCTCCGTAAGAGTTTTGTGCTGCTAACATATCATCAATATCGAATCCGAATTGTCTGTTGACAAAGATTACGTTTTCTTCAATTGCTCCTTGCTTGTCTAATCTATCAATAACTGCATCAAAGTCAGCTAATGCATCAGGGTTACCACCACCCCATAAGTTTCCTCTTGTTCCTACTGCGTGGAATACACCTTCAGAACCAATGAAACCTGCGGCTAAAGCACCTGAAGCTACACCCCCTACATTTTCTGCGGGTACTGCTTCAATCATAGATGTTTCTAAGTAGTCATCAAATCTAAGTCTTGTTTCGTGCTCAGATTTTAGGTACCATAGATATCCTGAACCTCCATCTTCTGTTGTAATTTCAACCCATCCAATTTGAGCCATATCTGAACCATTAACTAGATATGTATCTTTTAAGATGATTGGGTTGTTTTCAAAGATGTAGTCATCAGATTCTAAGGAACCATCCATTCCTGCTGTTCCTTTTTGGAATTCAGAACCATAAATGAATACTGTTACATCAGCATTTCCAACACCTGTACCTGCGGTAACTAAACCTGCGGTTTCATAGAATGCTACTGTAAATTGTAAGATGTTACCACCAACAGCAACTGCTGTAATAATACCTTTGTTTTCACCTGAACCATTGTTTTGATTAATCACAACTGTTTGTCCCTCTCTAAGAGCGGGAGCACCTTGTGCATCAAAAGGATTGCTTCCTGTGATTACAGTACCAACAGGGTTTGCACCTATTGCTGAATCATTAATTTGGAATGTTGCTGTAGCTGCACCTGCGGCTGCTGCACTTCCTACTTCTACATATTTAATATGTAGTCTGCCTTGTTCTGCCCATTTAATAAGGTCAGAATTAGAAGGCATCTCAGCTCCTACCATTCTTAGGAATGAGCTTAATGTACGGTTACCATATCTTTCAAATTCTTTCTCATATGTATCAGGTAGATACTGATTTAAGAAATCAAAGTTGGTAATATAGTTACTCTCTAGTGGTACTTTCTGTGCAGAAGGCTGCAAAGAAAAACTAGGAGAACCGGCTAAATTTCCTGCCATAATTACTAATTTTTAAATGTTATTATTTATTCTTATTACTTCTAATTTTGAGTCCTCTTCCCTCACTAGGGTTAATCGCTCGAATTGTCATACCATCCTTCTTTGTTACTTGAGGTGCATTCCTCGTAGACATATTAACATTTTTTATTTTTTTTGTTACATCTGTCGTAGCATCGGCTTGTCCTTGTTCATAAAAGAACTTAGCAAACCTTTCAGGATTTTGTGCAATTGACGCAGCTCTATGGTATCCTACTGCATCATTGATTAATCCACTTTCTTCATCAAGATATTTTTTGATAAAATTCATTGAATCAGAATTAAGCTTCTTAATCTCAGACACATTCTTAGAAGGTAAAAAAGTAATAACTTTATCTTCACCAACCTTGAAGTCAAAACCTTTGAACTCCGGATGAAAAACTTCTTCGGTTTTATTTAAAAACCACTCTCGTTTCCTTTTCGCTTCCTCTTCATAGGTCTGAGCATCGTTTACATATTGGTTATAAGCATCGAGTTTTTCTTGTTGCTCCTTAGAAAAAGATTTACCACTTGACTCAAGAGGCTCCTTGTACATTTCTTTTTGCTTCTCAAAAAACTTACGAGCTTTACCAACTTCTTTTTTAAAAGCTAACTTCTTTTTTTTGACAATATTATCTTCGTCTACTTCCTCGTCATAATTAAAATCATCCAACATATATTGAATATCATCTTCATCTAACGAATCTTCTGTAGTAGAATAATATTCTCTAAGAAGCTGCTTTTCGTCCATAGCTTTAAAGTCTCTATTCAATTTTGAATAGTCAGCAAAGCTACGTCCTGTTTCTTTTTTGTACTCCAAATATGCTGCAATATCCTCAGGAAGTTCTTGATTGCTTTGTTTAGTAGCTAACAAGTCTTCAACGGATGCAACTTCTTTGTTGTATCGGCTCTTAATAAATGAAAGAACGTCTTCCTCTTTTAACTCTGAGGATTGAGTTATTTCTTCTTTTGGTGTTTCAGCCGGAGCCTCTACACTCTCTTGTACCGGTGGGGTAGATTCAACTACCTTTTCCACGGTGGTGTCTTCAGATGTTTTGTCTGAAGCTTTATCTAGAACTTCTTGTTCTTTTTGGGATGCTGACTTTTCGTCAACAGACCCAAGGTCTTTTACTATTATATCCATTAGATTAAATTTTTATACAAAGTTAATAAATAATTTTTGTTCAAATGATTCACTATCTAGGGTCGAACTCAGCTAAGTCAAATCCGTCCAAACTATCTTCATTTGATTCAAAATTCTGTGGAGGAAGAGCATTCTTCCTTTGATTAATAAGCTTGGATTGTTGAGTGTTCTGCTGTGAGATTCTGTCTTTCTTTGCTTCCTCCCTAGCTCCTTCTCTAAAAGCCAATGCTTGTTCTGAAATACCTCTAAGTTGTTGATTATATTTAAACTCTTCTGCCATCAACATTTGTTTTAATTGAGCTTCATTATTCATCTTTTCTATTTCAAAAGATATTTCAGCTTGTTTTAATTGCATCTTTCCATTTAACTCAGCTTCTTGTTTTTGCATTGCCAATTGAGCAGCCATTTGTTGTGATTGCATTTGAGCTTGAGCTTGAGCTTGTTGTTTTTGAGTTGCCATTCTTTCTTCTCTTTCTTGCTTTTGTTTTCTTTTCAACTTCAATAATTGATTAGCAAGTTTAAGATTTTTTATTTCCCTTATATCTATAGCATCTTCCAAATTAATATCCTGCTTAGACAAAGCCATTTGTATATTTTGTTCTAATTGAGCTTTTTGTTCTTCATCAGGAGCTACGTCAATAAAGATTCCAAAATCATATATATATAAATCAGATATATCACTTAATATACTGACGTTATATTTTCCAATCTTGTTTACAAAATCATCTTTGAAATCTGCGTACTCTAAAATATCTGCAACTCTATAAGTTAAAGCTTCAGATAAAGTTCTGAATACATACAATGCTCCATCAAGTATGTGTCGAGTAGCTACATTAGAATTCAAAGCAGCTAATTTTTGTAAACCAACCAAAGAGTTAGGGTCAGGAGTAGAAGCGTCTCTTGCTTCGTTTAATCCTGTAACCTGTCTAATCATTCCTAAATAATGATTATAATTAGCAATTAACATTTGAGCTTTACTAGCTCCTGAACTACTAGCTATTTCTTTTATTGGAACTCTAGCTTGGTTAAAGTCACCATCCTGTGTGTAGCTTCTACCTATAACAGAACCGGTTTGAAAATATAACCTCAATGCATCTTCAGGATTATAAGCATTACCTGTTCCAAGGTCAACCTCATTTAATCCATCCGCATCAATATAAACTCCGTCAGGTACAGTTCTAGCAATTACTTGTTGTAGTTTTAAATGAGTTACTTGTATTAAGTCGGCAAACGGAATCATTCTTCTAACTAAAGATTCTATTACTCCTTTATACATTCTAGGTGCAACAGCTACATAGTTAGGCATAGCGTGTTGAGATGCTGATTTTGGTCTTACCATATTTGTGGCTAACTCCCACTTTAATAATATATTAGTACCCATAACCATTATACCATTATACCATACGTCAATAGTTTTTTCTATCTTCTCAAAGTTTGCTTCCTCCATAATTTCTACAGGTGGATTGAATTGGTCATCTTTTTCTATAACCTTGCTTCCTCCTGTTTCCATTATTTTTTTCTTATATACTATTTTTTTTGTAGTCTTATAATTAAAATAAAGTAAAGTGCACGTATCTCTATAGAACATATCATTTTCATAATACTGAGCTACGTTGTAGTAATCATACCAATTTTGACTATACTTACTTATTTCCTCTAAATCTTTATTTGTCAAATCAGGGTCTATCTTCATTAACTCTATAATAGGAAGCGTCTTAACTTCTCCCCAATAAAAACAATCTTTAAAGTGTGGGTCTTCCGTATAACTATATACTATATTTGCAGGGTCTACATATTTAATTTCTACTCCTGAGCCGGGTAAAAATTCGTGTTTAGCTACAGCGATACCTAAAACAGTTAAGTCATAGTCTAATCTTTTTCTTAAATCTATATAATGATTTTCTTCGAATAAAGTATTAATAGCTTCTTCTTCGGCTATCTCTATTGAAGGCTTGTAGTTAAGTTGCATATATAAAGACAACTCTTCATCTGTTGCGGGGAGTTCTTCAGGAGATACTGTAAAAGGGTCATAACCTGATTGTTTCTGTACGTCCAAGAGAAAATCCTTTGAGACCATTTGTGCCTCAACCATATCTTGATACTTACTTCTTTTTGCTTGTGACATTGCATCTTGTGCATATGCCTTTACTTTGAATAATCTGTCCGACATTCCGTTGACAACTATATCCACAAACTTAGGAATGACAGGCACCGGAGTCCAATCTAAGTTTAAATAACTTAGGTCACCGTCCACGGCTAATTCATTCTTATATTTTGCGACTGACTGCTCACCCCTTGCATAAAGTCGCAATCTGTGAAATTGACGGAATTGGTCGTAAAACCTACAACTCATTCCATCCCTACGAAACCATTCATACTGTATAGCTTGACCTATTTGTAAGCCGTACTCATCAGTTTCTTTTTCTGCGTCAGATACAAATTGACTTGGGAAAGCTGCAGATTTTATATTTACCTTTACATCTTTCATCTAATTATTTCACTTTGTATGCCGGTATTAGTATACCTTGCAAAGTTAAGTTTTATTTTTGACTCTTTTCTTTCAGGAGTATATAAATGCTTCTGACAAGCCATTATAGCTAATCCCGAACTAATACTTGCATCAAACTTAGTTCGGTTGTTTATATCAAACTTTGCCCAATCCAATAATGTTCTATTAAAAGGCATAGTTCCCATCTCTCCTTCGCTTCTAAATATCTCTTCAAAATCTATTCCTATATACTTTTCTATATATGATTCCAATGCTGCTGCGTGAGATTGTTTTACCTCCTCGCTTGTATTAGGAATCCCACCTAATTCTTTTTCTGTTTTAGAAAGTCTATTAAAATTCTTATCCGGTCTATTTAAACAATATTTTCTGTAACCTCTGTTTTTAAAATGATACAATAATCTAGGTTTATTATTTTCTATTAATATAGGCATTCCATAAAATACACAAGCCATAAGTACATCCTCAAAGAATATCTCAGCAGTCTGTGGTCTTGCAATATACTCTAAAAAAAATTCATTGCTTGGAGCATCATCCATATTAAACTTGGTCAAACCGTGTAAAGCTCCATTAGAACCCCCACCTCCAACTACTCCTGATATATCATAGCTATCGCATCCAAACGCACCTAGATGTTCATTGCCCGGAATCTTAATTCCATTTCTTTCGTGAGCGTGATTTTGAATATTACTTGAGGGTAACCACGAAATATTAAATCTTCCTTTATTGTCAGGAACCCAAATTACTTTAGAGTCTTTAACTCCATTTTCCCAAACAAATTTTCCTTTTGTTATATGATGGTCTTTAATCATAGATTCATTATAATCTATTTGTTGGTATAACTTACTCAGATTAAATATAGAAGATTTACTTTCATCTCTAAATGCGTGAGCAGTTGTTCTAGGAAACTGTCTGTAAAATTCATTTAGATTATCAGCATCTCCTTTTAACGATTCAACTTCACCCTCCCAATACTTGATTGCACTTGTATAGATTGGTTCACCGTCTACTCCTTCAGCTTCCACTTTAGGGACTTCCAATACAGGCATTCCATACCGGTCAATAAAACCTTCCATATTCCATTCCATTGGAATAAATAAGTTATATAGTCCACTCTTAGTTTGTCCATTAGCGTTTCTATTACTTACATCGGAATCATCATAAAGTTTTTTAAAATTATTTCCACCTTTATCTAAAGCATTAGAAGTAGAACCCATCATACATTTACCAATTACTTTACTACCCAACCTTAAGCAGGTTTTAGTTACATTCCAATTGTTTAAAATATTATTAGGCTTAACCCATTTCCCACTCTCATCGTGAACTAAAAGTAAAAGCTTTTCTCCATCATAAGAGTTATCGTCAGTATTTTTCCAATCAATAGTGGTATCTAAACCTTCCATATCATCCTCAAAAACTTCATGCATATTTTTCTTAGTAATCTTGGAAGCAGGAACCCTAAAAGCTAATTCTGTTTTAGGCTTATCCATACCATCCATAATAGGTTTAAAAAAGAATGGGAGTCTACTATTTATGGGAACAACCTTATCGGTAAACATCTTTTTAGCATCGGCACCTGTTTTAGATAGGATTCCTATTCTTGAATCTTTTGCAAGTGTGGCAGTATTTATACATTCTGAAGAACCCATAAATGAAAATCCTGAACGTCTAATTTTTAAATATATCATTCCATAGCTTCTTGAGTCAGCTTTACAAGCTTCCCAAAAAATAAAGAATGCTCTATTAGCTTCTCTGTAGTCAGGATATCCTACATCTATTTTTGTCCATTGAAGATACATATAATGTGAACCTGTTATATAAGTTGGCTTACCTCTATTCATAAACCAAAAGCCTTGTTCTCTATAATCAAACTCCGTTTCTATATAATCAATATATTTATCCTTAAATGTATTTGGCATATCATTCCATTGGAATATGGATTTAATTCTTTCTAGATTTTTAGGCAACTCTTTTCTTTGCCAATACTGTTTCAACTTGCTTTCGTTTCTAGAATAAATATTTTTGGGAGATTTAGGAAGTCCAATTTTTAAATTAGATATTTCAACCACTTTATCTATTTGACCTGATTTAGATATAACTACTATATCATATTTCTTATTATAACCATATACCCAACTTCTTGCCCTATTTTTATTGGACAAAACATTTTTTGGTATACAGTTTTTAATTTCTTTAATCATCTAGACCTTCGTTCAGCAAATCCTTGTTTAGTTGTTGGCTTACCCTCACTCATTTCTATTGCTTCTTTTTCTCCTTCTATTTTAGATAGTATCTCAAAAGCATCCATAATACAAAGTTTTTTTGTTGCTGCTGCATTTTTTAATCTATCTGCAGCTAGGTCGTCATCTAAATCGGGTTTAATAATATCTTCCTTTGCAACCTTTATAAGTTGTTCAACAGCTCTATATCCTGCTTGAATTATTTTTAATTTAGTTTCTTTGAGGTTCATAGGCTATAATATTTTTGGAACGAATTCTATAAAGTTTATTTTCATCAACCCTAAATGAATATTCTGAGTCAGGCATAAAAGTTACTATATCTCCTATCTTGATTCCTTTTAACTCAATCGAAGGACAGGTGTATTTCATTATACCCATTAAGGGTTCGTGTGTAAATGGTTTATATATATATGTTTTGGTTTTAGGTAAAGGTGCTACAAAACAAAAAGGCTCAATAGCAAACCATTGAGTAATTTTTTTATACATATAATATTGTGTGTCATCTACAAAAAACTGATTGTCTTGAAAAAAACTTTTTCCACTTTGCCTTCTTCCATACATATCATTATAATATTTAAAGACATTATGATGAACCAAAATGGTATCTCCTTCTTCTATGGGTCCGTTATAATTTAAAGGGGTTGATAATACTACAGCTTCTCTATTTGAAAACTCTGCAGATTCTTCGGAAGTATTGATTATTAACTCTAATCCTTCAACATTTTTTACATTATCATACCTTCGCTCATTGGCAGGTACAACTATAAATTGATTTGGTGACTTCATTATTCATTTGATTAAAATTGTATATTAAATTCTAAAGTAACAGGCATTGTGGAATTAAATTGTTTCCACAACAAAACCTCTTGCTCATCCGTATCTTCTATATAAATTTGATAAGCATCTTCCTCTACACTATATTTTATTAAATGAATTATGTGTCTACCATTTAGAACAGACTGTCCAACTAGATAGTGCATTCCTCCTGACTTGTAGTCAGGACCTATAGAAATTTTTCTTATTTGCATTTTATTAAACTGTTTCCTCGAATAAAAAGGAAATTGCTAACTCACCATCTACCGGTGTTACAGAACCTGATTCTTGTCCTATTACGCCAATATTTGTAAATTGAGGTATTATAATATTTTCATTAGCTAAATCAACTTGACCCGAAGGGTATGTGCCGCTATTATTATTATCTAAACCAAACAGAGCTCCGCTAGTATTTATAGCTGTCCAATTAGCAACAGTAGCAGAGTCACCATCGTTTACACGCCCAATATCAAAACGTACTGAATCACCCACATTACTAAAGGTAAGTGGTTGGTCTCCTGTGTAAACATAACTAACTTGCATTAGCTTGTATTTTCTTAAAGTCCTAATTAAAGGAATCTGACTGTCAGGAGTTACGTTAGATGTCCACTCCATATAATCATATCCAACAGGACTTGTTGTCTGTGAACCTAAATTATTAATCAATCCATTCATAACAGTATATCCGACACCTATTGATTGAGATAACGCAGCAATAGATTCAAGAGTTACATTTTTTGTAGCATCTTGGGGATTGCCATTTACTTGAGTAATAATTACTTTATCTCCGGCTACCGGTGTTACTAGGGGATATTGATTAATCTTTGACATCTTGATGTTGTTTTACTGTTCCTGTATTCATATTAATAATAGAGTCCTTACCATACTTTTGAATAAGTTTATCTTCCATATTTCTAAACTCTGACTGCAGAGTAGATACTTGTTCGTATAAACTTTTTTTCTGAAGTTCTAAATCTCCAATTGCTAGTTTAAACTTATCTAATGTAAGCTTTGCTTCCTTTAACTCCTTAAGCTCTTCTTCTGTTAATTTTATTTCTTTACTCATTTAATTATATTTAATTTATACAAAGATACTATTTTTTATTTTGCTTTATCTTTTCAAAACTACGCCCTCCAAAATAAGCTGAGATGACAGTAATTAAAGTTAGCTGCAAAAGGTCTGTCCACTTATCCTCTACGTCAAATGTTATCATCCCTGCATCTATAAATATCATTACTACAGTTGATATCACTAGAAACAATAATATTATGGGTCTTACGTTTTGAGTTAAGAAAGAAGCTGAGTTGTCAGATACCCATCTGTCTGTTATATTTTTTTCCATATCCGCCTCATACTTCATAAAGAGCTCAGTCATCTCTTTTTCAAAAGCGTCTTTTTCTTCTTTTGTTTGTACAAATTTATCTACTATTCCTGATAGACCTTCTGCTACACTAGTGGCAGCACCACCAAATATTTTTCCCAATAATTCTTTCATAAGTTCTCGTATTCTTTTGTTGCATCAAAACTAGGACAAGCTTTATTTGCAAAGTCTCTATGTCCGTGAATGATTGCTTTAGGTTGTAATAACTTTAAAAAATATAATAAATATTCTAAAGATTCTTTTTGTTTTTGAGTTCGTGTGTCTTTAGGAGTTTTGCCATCTTTTTCTACTCCACCGATATAGCATACGCCCCAAGATTTACAATTCAAACCCTTTGTGTGTGCCCCACACTCTTCTATTTTTCTTCCTGTTTCAATTGTGCCATCCATCAACACAATAAAATGATATCCGCACCCTCGCCATCCTCTAGCCTTGTGCCATCTATCAATTACCTCTGTGTTAACAGAATCATCTCCTTCTCTTGTTGCGGAGCAATGTACTATTATTTTTTCTATTTGTTCTGTATTCATCTACCTTGTCCTCTATATTTTTTTTTGTATCCCGTCTGTCCTTTACTTGCATTTTTACTGTGAGGATGTGACTTTCTTTTTGGTTTCACATATACCGATACTACTGCTCTTCTTGCCATTATAATCTAAGGTTTAACCCTACGGAGCTATTATATATTTTTGAATCCCAAAACTTTGTATACTCACCTTCAAAAAATATTCCCACCACCTTCGATAATTTCCATCCTATTATAAGTCCGCCTTGATAATCACTCCATTGTTTTCCTTTGAGTAAATCATTATGTCCTCCTAATCCCCACGAGTCTCTATGAAGATATGAGAAATCTTCATTACCTTTTAAATATTTATGATAAGGTAATATCCAATTACCATAGATGTGTAACCAAAAGTCTTTTTTATATTCGTAAAAATCAAAACCAATAATAGGAGCTATCTCTCCGAAGGCATCTAACTCAGACCATATAGACTCATTAAATTCGTTCATCAATGAACCAAATACCAAATCTCGAAACTGAACGTCTGTATTTGCAACGACTACCCCTTCCTCATTAATCCAATACCAATCGTAATTTACATTTCCGTAGGCATCTGTTTGAGTATATCCTACATCTTGATAACCATAAGTATATCCTAAGCTGTACCAAGGGTTTAATGGAAATCCATCATCAGTAGTTTCGTTCAACCATATTTCAATCGGATTGTATCCATAAGGGCGTTGATGTGTACGATAAATTGCACCGGCAGATAAACTAAATTTTTTACCAATAGGGAGCCTAGCTCTTATTTCACCTGATGTATATTTAAAACCTACATTACCTTGTTCTCTTTGTTCAAATTTTACTATATGATAATTACCGGTGTGTCTTATAAAGTACCTGATGTTTGTAAACTCTTGACTTCTTTCTCTTTCTTTTTCATAATGAAGTAAATATTCAAATCCCTTTACTGCTGAGGTTGGTGATGATAAAGCAATATTATTTTCTTTTCCATCATAATAGTTTCTTGCTTTTATTTCATAATCAAACCTAGCTAATTTACGTAAGCCAAAACCAATTCTATAATCGTGAGGATGATATACAGTATTATCTACTACCTGAGGTATATCATACAAATTCTCCGGGTTAGTTCTAACGAAGTAACTTGGACTTTGAGTCTCGTATGCATTAGAAACCTCACCGGCTACATATACAGTTCCGTATTTTAAAAAGTCTTCATAAAAATTTTTGAAGACTTGAGCGTGTGAATTAAATGAAAACAAAAAAACTAAAAC